CTAGGGTGTGGACACATTGTGGACACTCTTACTACCATTTGCACCCTTCAACGGGTTAAGCGAAATCGCGTCCTGCAGGTACTGAGGAGCGAAGTGCGCATAGACCATTGTCTGCGCAATTTTCGTATGACCTAAGATCCTCTGCAGTGTGATGATGTTGCCCCCGTTAATCATAAAGTGCGTGGCGAAAGAGTGTCGCAGCGCATGTGTCGCTTGCCCGGCCGGTAAATCTGGCTTAACCGCTTTGAGGATTCGCCTGAATTCAGCATAACTGGCCTCAGCAAACAGAAAGCCCCTTGTTTTACCGACTATGTAAGCCGCAACGTCGTCAGAGATCGGAACCGTTCGCGGTGTGTTGGTTTTCGTCTTAACGAAAGACACCCGGTTATGAATCACGTTCTCCGCTTTCAGCCTTGCAGCCTCTCCCCATCTTGCCCCGGTACTCAGACACAAGACGGCAATTTTACGATTGTCTCCTGATAGCGCTGCCAGTAAGGCGTCAATTTCCTCAAGAGTGAGATAGCCCGTTTCGGCAGTCTGCTCTTTCAGTTTTTTGAACCCTCTGAACGGATGCTCGCCGTTATACATTTCTGACTCAATCAGGGTTGTGAACATCCCACCTAGCGTGATCAGGTCGCGGTTGATGGTAGTTGGCTTAATACCTTCACCCCGGCGTTGAGCACAATATTGCGTTATCAGGCTCTTGGTGATCTGGAAAGCGCATGGGTTACCGGTCATCGTTTCGAAACGCTCAATTTTCCTGAGGTACGATTGACCGTGTTCCTCGTGTTTACCTTTCAGCTTCCACCATAACTCTTTCAGTTCTGACAGTTGGCGTTTGTCCGTGGGTTTTGAAAGCCATTCCTTTGAGTGATGGTTATATTGAGTATGCTTTTCAAAAGCCATCGCCTCGCTTTTCTTGTCGAACTTCCGACGGATGCGTTTTCCGTTACGCCCAGCCGGTCTAATGTCCACTTCATATCGACCATCATCGAGCTTTTTAACAGACATAAAGCCTCCCGATGATGTTACTGCGTACTTCAATTTTCTGATTTAGATAACAAAAACTCACAGTGCATTTTCTGCACAAATAAGCCCCATAGATGGTTAGCCAGTTTTCTGGTCTGAGTGGGGTGACGTTGTTGTCTGCTGCCCAAAGTGCGCGAGAGCCGGTGCAATCTGCCCAGCTTCGGGTGTTATTTGATCAGTCATAAACCACATGGTGTATTTCGTGAAGCGCGGGTGCTGGAGGATTTTCATGATTTGTTCGATTCCCGGCTTTTTGTCGCCGGCTTCATAACTACAAAAAGAACCGTAAACGATTCCAGTTAACTCACTGAATTGTCTCCTATTTAACCTTTCTGACTCTCTTATCAGCTTGATTTTTTCATGGATCTGTATTGACATAAAATCACCTATAGTTGAACATTATCACCTATCGTAGATTTATATAATCGATAGGTGAATCACCTTTTAGAGCAACTAAACCCTATTTAGAGCAATTAATCACACTAAAGGAGAATCGTAACAGATGAGTAACCAGCTTGTAAGCAGAACAGATGCGGTTCCATATCAGGAATTTGCCCGTCTTATTGGAAAAACTCCCGCAGCGGTTAAAGGGATGATTGAGAAGGGCAAGTTGCCTGTTGTTGAGATGACCGATCCGCAGTCAACGAGTGGGCGCGCAGGGGAATATTGGGTTTATCTGCCTGCCTGGAACAAGGGTATGAAGATGGCATATGACAGCCGCCCGAAGGAAATTCGTGATGGTTGGCTGATGTGGCTCGGATTAGGGGAGCCAGTATGAATAGTGAACCTCGCTGTATTGCACAGTTGCTTCGAAGAGAAAGTCCTAAACCTACCAACTTCACTATTACTCACGGTCGTGGACGCAAGGGCATCATCATCCGAACCCGAAAGCTGGGCGTTATCGAGAAACTTCGCCGCTTGGTCAAAAAGAGAGGACTGTGGTTATGACGGTAATGACACTTGACGTGATCCAGAAACAACCAATAGCGCTTCGCGGTCTAGTCTGCAAGTATCTGGCTAAGCCTCGCTGGCAGGACACTTGCGATTTTTACAATCAGATGATGGAGCGGGAGCGTCTTACGGTTTGTTTCCACGCTCAATTAAAACAGCGTCACTCTGTTATGCGCTTAGAGGAAATGACCGAAGCCGATCGTGAGCGTCTTGTTTGTGCGCTTGATGAATTGAGAAATGCATTTGCCCGGCACCGCCAACTTGGCGCGTCAAAAGCAACTTTCATCAGCCGCCTGACCGTCAGCCAAAGACGCTCATTGTTTCTTCATGCTGGACTGACAGAGCAGGAATTTATGATGCCGCACTGGCGTTTGAATGAGGAGGACTGTTATTGGCGTGACAAACTTTTCCGCGCTCTGCGAGAGCTGTTTAGCCTTTTTGAGTACGCACCAACCATTTTAACCTCGGTAAAACCTGAGCAGTATTTACATTAATTAATCTGGATTCGATTTATTACGCGCCTTACAGCGTGGGGACTCCTTTTGTCCGGAGATAGGCAAATGCAAAAGCAAAATACAGCGCAGCGGGGGATGTATTCGGCACTTCTGGCGCAGGCAGTAAGCGAGGCACAGCGCGACTTGGCGACCCGTTTCTCTTCTCAGTTTGATGGGCTTATCGCGTACATCAGTAAGTCAGAACTTAATCGTACCGAGATTATCGAGTTATTAGGCCAGGAGTCGGAAAAGTTACACAACTCAATTTTCGGTAGAGCTGGTTAACCACTGTTAACAGGAAGCAAAAATGAGCATACACATCGAGATTAATAACCAGTACGTCATCACCAGTGACCGCTATCAATTCATTTTGCAGGAAAAAAAGACCGCAACATCCGGGAAGAATGAAGGTAAGGAATGGTTGGACGTTGTGGGTTACTACCCAACTATCCCTAAGCTTATCTCAGGCTTGGTTTTGCATGATCTTTTGACCAGCGATCTTACCGGCTTTTCAGCTTTGGAAGCTCGGATTGAACGCATGGGGAAGCAATGTCTGGACGCTTTTAAATAATATGTCCAACGAACCTCGGGGGCGTGTTGCCCCCTCGCCACCACCACCATTTTTGAAGGGCGCCAGTGATTCATTCGTTGGTGCTTATCCCTGGAATAACGTCATCAAAGAGGCCATTGGCCGCGACAGACCCCTTACACGTGCCGAACTCCGTCAGGTGCAAGGTGTTTTAAACCGGATTGACCGTCTGCCGTTTTTCCTGCAAACGCTGTTTACATCGCGTTATAACTTCATCCGCCGTAAAAAGAGCCCTTTAGGTGGGCTGTATTTCCTTAAAAACACGTTTGAGCGCAAGCTGCTGCCGCGTCTTGAGCGTGTTAATGAGTTGTGCGGGATGAATGAATCCGCCTCGATTGGTTTCCTGTCCGAGCGCGACCAGTATGCGCGCTTACCAGATATGAATGACAAAGAACTCAGGAAATTTGCGGCCAGAATTGCCTCTCAGCTCTGGAGCAAATACGAGGAGTTAAGCGACGCCTGGGCGGAGGCGCACGGCGGGAAAGAAACACTTTTCACCGATGAAGCTCAGTCGCACCTATACGGTCAAGTGGCCGGTGTTGCTCGCGCTTTTAACATCACCCCTATGTACTGGAAAAAATACCGTAAGGGTCAGATGACGATCCGCATGGCATTTTCCGCTATTTCACGACTGATTAAAGACGAGTGGTGGGTTAACCAGCTCAAGGCGCAGCGTATGCGCTGGCGCGAGGCGCTGCTCATCGCTGCCGGTGAGGTCAACAAAGACCGCTCCCCCTACGCCAGCAAAATGGCGATCCGCGATGTTCACGCGCGCCGCCAGGCTAATCTCGAATTCCTGAAATCCTGCGAGCTGGAAAACAAAGTTACCGGCGAACGTATCGACCTCATCAGCAAGGTCATGGGGAGTATTTCAAACCCTGAAATACGTCGCATGGAGCTAATGAATACCATCGCCGGGATTGAGCGCTACGCGGCCAGCGTTGGTGACGTGGGGATGTTTATCACGCTGACCACTCCATCGAAGTATCACCCGACCCGTCAGGTTGGCAAAGCTGAAAGCAAAACTGTGCAGCTCAATCATGGCTGGAACGAAACCGCATTCACGCCAAAAGACGGCCAGCGCTATCTCTGCCGAATCTGGAGCCTGATGCGTACCGCTTTCAAGGATAACGATTTGGAAGTGTACGGGATGCGCGTTGTCGAACCGCACCACGACGGCACGCCACACTGGCACATGATGCTGTTTTGCAAACCCGGTCAGCGTAAAGCCATCAACGAAATCATGCGTCGTTATGCCCTCAAAGAGGACGGACACGAAAAGGGCGCAGCAAAACAGCGCTTTGAGTCCCGTCATCTTAATCAGGGCGGCGCGGCGGGTTATATCGCTAAATACATTGCCAAAAATATCGACGGCTATGCGCTCGACGGCCAGCTGGATCACGACACTGGCAAACCTCTTAAAGATACGGCCGCCGCCGTTACCGCATGGGCGTCTACATGGCGCATCCCGCAGTTTAAACCAATTGGCCTCCCGACAATGGGCGCTTACCGCGAACTGCGTAAGCTGCCGCGTGGCGTAAGTATTGCCAGCGACTTTGACGACAGGGTCGAGGCCGCGCGAGCTGCTGCAGATGAGGGTGACTTTGAGCGGTACATCATCGCGCAGGGTGGGGCAAACGTTAAGCGTGACGCTCAGGCCGTTAGGGTCGCGCGTAAGGTGACGGATGAGGTCAACGAATACGAGGAAGATATCGAGAGGGTGGTCGGGATTTATGCCCCTCATCTCGGGGCTGACCGTGTCCATGTAACCCGTACAGCCGAATGGCGAATCGTTCCAAAGGTTTTGGCCGTTGAGCCTTTGACCTTAAAAAGCGGCTCTGCCGCGCCTCGGAGTCCTGTCAATAACTGTGGAAAGCTCACCGGAGGTGGCGATCCAGTTTTGGCACCCACACCGTCTGAGCAAGCCGCAGCGGTGTTAAATCTGATTGAGCGCGGGGTTCTCGGCTGGAATGAGCCGGACGTCGTGAAGGTGCTTAACGGGGCGTTAAAAGCTGGCGCACCGCGCAAACATCGGCAGCAAAGAAACAATTTGCCGCTCAAAACCAGCGAGCAAGCGCCATCAGCCAGGATGACAAAGCCCGAAAGGGATCGCGTCGCAAAAATTCGTTTCGATTTAGCTCAGGAAGGTATTACCCCAGATCGATGGACGCTCGAAGCACTAGCGCGTGGGGCTACGGTTGTTTATGGCGAAAAAAAAATAGTATACCCGATTACAGACGAGTGGGTGGGTCATTAGTGTGGCTAAATAATGTCAATTAAAATCAACGGCTTATGTTTTTTTGTCTTGTGAGCTCAGAACCAATTTGAGCGACCTCCGACGACTTGAAAAGTTGTAAATAACCATCATCTGGTTTAAAGTAGCTTTATGCCAACGACTAGGAGTATCTCCAGTCATAAATGTTGGCCTCTACAGGCCTTGATTTAGTGTTGCTCTTGTACTGCCTTCTCTCCCGGGGGAAGGTATGTACAAGAAGTAAGGCCTGTAAAAGGGAGGGTGTCTGGGGTGAGGAAACACTAAGAGTTAAAGTATTCATCTTAGAATCCATTCAACTCAAAAAACAAAAGCCCAGCCAACTATGAAACCCCTTAGTCTCGAAAAAGCTTTTCATATCGCATTCTTCGACAAAGATTCTTTTCATAACTTTCTTTCATTTCAGCCATTTCAGCAAACTAAATTTTCAACTTTTGAAGAAAGATTAATTGCCGAACCCAGCTCTAAGCTTAAAGAATATCATAAATTCATAAATGAATTCGTTCTTTCCTACTTGAAAGTGAATAAGGATGTTGTGTTTTCGTATAGGAAAGGAAGTAGTACTTATGATGCTGTAAAACTTCACGCTAAAAGCAAAGTATTTTTCAATACTGATATTAAAAGTTTCTTCCCTTCTATTACTCGTGAATATGCGCGAGAGGTTTTATTTAACAACTTATCTAACATTCCCATATCTGATTTAAATGTCCACTTAGATAAAATTCTAGACTATATCATTATCGATGACTCATTACCTGTTGGTTTTCCGACATCACCAGCTTTCAGTAATGCATGCTTATACGATTTTGATGTTGCTTTGCAGCAATACTGTGCTGCGCATGATTATATTTTCACTCGTTACTCAGATGATATTATTATTTCTTCTGAAAATGACGAGGGTTTTGATAATATTAATTCAGTTGTAATCGAGCTGTTAGGTGAGTTTGGGAAGGGGCATTTTAGTCTAAATCCGACAAAAACGAAGCTCATAAGAAAAGGTAGTAAAATTAAGTTGCTGGGAATGGTTATATTGCCATCTGAAATAGTCTCTGTTGATATAAAAATCAAAAGAAAACTTGAGCATTTAATTCACTTTTACATAACTGACAAAGATAAATTTTTAGATTCGATAGTAAAAGATCCTAAGATTAAAACTACCGGGTTGAATGATAGTGAGATCCTTGAAAAAGGAGTTAATTCTGTTTCTGGTCTTTTGAATCATATAAATACAATCGATAAAAAATACCTCGATAAGCTTAAGAAAAAATACGGTAACACGATTGTTGATATGCTTTTTTTTAAGAATGTGAATTAAAATGAAAATAAACATTGAGATCTCAAGAATTCAGCATGTCGAACATATGTCATTTGCTATTGATCTTTCTGAAAATAAACTGACTTGTATTGTAGGGAAAAACGGAACTGGGAAGACAACACTTATCAAAGCGATTAAAAATTTACAATCAGCAGATACATTCATAAAGACATCTTCTAGATATATATTTAACTCCGAAAGTAGAATTGTTTATAATATTAACGACGAAGATATTATATATGCCTATGATGATAAGTTAAAAGTAATAGATACAAAGCAAATAATTCAGCAGAGATAAAATCTAATCTTTATGTTGAGTTGCCTATTCCGCATGGAATGAGGTTTAATAACTTCCCAACACTTAGTAAAATTGATGCTGAACTTAGAAAGAGCATTGCGTTTGAAAGCTATAGCGTCCCTGATGAATTGATAAATATATTTAAGGTGGTATATCAGTCATCCTCCTATAATAATCTCAAGTCATTTTCTGTAAAGAACGAAACATACTACTTCAGATTGAATGATAATGGGACTTATATAAGAGAGGATTACTTTAGTTCGGGTGAGTATTTCATTTTGAATTTATTTAGAATGATTGAGCTCAAAAGAAAATTTATTGTTATTGATGAAATAGATATATCGCTGGATTCTTCGGCTCAAGTCCATCTTATAGATGTACTAAGGAATTATTGCCAGAGGCATTCGGTAAATATTCTATTCACAACACATTCACTTGCTTTAATGCAGACACTGAATGATGATGAGTTGTACTACATGTGCGAAAATGATGCTGGTACATCAATTGTAAATCGCTCATATAATTTCATAAAAAGTACACTCTTTGGGTTCAAAGGATGGGATAAGTACATCCTTACCGAAGATGAAGTCCTGCAAAATTTTTTAGAATACATTATTGATGCTTCTGATAATGAGTACTTCTACAAGTATAAGATAATATATGTAGGGGGAGGAACAAATGTCATTGATTTAATGCGGCGTAATCAAAATGAGACATTTCTAACTACTCAGCAAAATGTTATCTCTGTGTTGGATGGAGATCAGTTAGGTCTGAGGCATGCTCGTGGTGATAATATTTTATGCATACCTTTCCAAAGCGTTGAGAAAGATTTTTATCAAGCTTATGAAAATGATGATTCAATTCCGAGAGTTACCGTCAGAGGTAACGATAAACTCGATAAAAAAGTTTATCGTCAGGTTGTCAATACCTATAACAATGGCTGGGATGAAACTAGGATTTTTAAATACCTTGAGAGATTAAAGCCTGCTGAGTGTGAAACCTTTAGGCAACAAATAAGAGCATTTCTTCAACGAGATATTGTGGCTGGCGGTTAAACTTAATCATCATGAACACATGCATTTCTCTCTGCATGAGTTTGCATTTAATTACTCCATATCTTTTTCATGAGCTGCGCCACTACTGGCGCGGCTCTGGACTACTGATGCACCTGCATTAAAAGCGCCCCGTTAAGCGCGCAGGCGAGGCGGGGATAGCACTGCGCGCCAGACGGGGTGACAGGATTTATTTTGCGCGTCTGTGAGCGTCGTGGCGGCGCGCTGAGCGTTAAGGTCGAATCGTAGGCGGTGGCGGGGTTGCGTCGCGTGTGCGGCGTCTGGTTTGCTCTGAGGATGTGCCGCCCGGAGGCGGCATTTTGGGCGGGTTTAGTCGGTCTCGATGCTGTAATCCTTAAAGCGGATCACCTCCATTCCTAACCAATCGTTAATCTCTTTGAAACGCTCCTGCAGCGGCGTCAGCTCGTTACGTACAAATACCCGCGCCACCTTCTCGATATCGCCCATTGAGCCGATATTTTCAGGCTTGCCGCCCATCAGCTGGAACGGCACGCGGTGCGCATCGAGCAGATCGGCGGCGCTCACCTTCTTGATGTTAAAAAAATCATCCTTCGTGGCGACTTCACTCAGCGGCACGATCTTAATGCCGTCCGGTTTCCCGTTCGGGGCATAGAAAAACAGGTTTTTGAAGTTCCCGAGACCTTTCGAGTCGCGCATCGCGGAGCGCAGCGCCTCAACGTCGGTGCTGCTTTGCGCCGCGTCGGTAACGTACATGATGTAGCCCGCGTGCGCGCCGTTCTGGTAATACTTGCGACGAAACAGCGTGGCGGATTCATTCAGCCAGGCGGAATTGAGCGCGCTCAGGTATTCCGGCATCCCGTAGAGCTCCTGATTGATATCGGGCTCAAGCAAATGGCACACAGAACCGGGTGCGAACTGGTGCGGGTGCGTGTAGTCCGACACGTACCAGTAAACGCCATCCTCAACGCCACGGCGGGTGTATTTGGCCGGGGAGGTTTCCAGTTTAAAGAGCTGGCCGGTCACGCTCATGCGCTTTTCGAGATAGCCGTTGGCAAACACCAGATAATCGAGCACAAGGCGGCTGAAGTCCTGACGCGACAGCAACGGGTGCGGGATAAAGGTACTGGTCAGAATGTTGCGCTTTACGTAAATCGGGGAGCTGTGGTGTACGGCGGCGCGCAGGCTTTTTGCCAGCCCGGAGAAGTTGACCGGCGGCTCGTACCATTTGCCGTTATTGATGCATTCAACATAGTCGAGAATGTCGCGGCGATCGAGAACCGGGGAAGGCTCGCCAAAGGTGAATGCCTCCATTTTCTGCGGTGCGCTGGCGGTCATGCTGGTCTGTTTTGGCTTTTTCTGTTGGCGTTTTTTCATCTTAGTTAATGTCCAGAATTGAGGTGGAGTGCATACCGCTACCGGCGGAAAGCGGCTCGTTTAACAGGGCGTGCATGGTCGCCCAGGCGATATCCGCGTGGCTGGCTTCCTCGCTGCGGCTGGCTTCATAGGTGGCGCTGCGGCCGCTGCTGGTCATGGTTTTGCGGATAGCCATAAATGACTGTGTGATGTCGGTTGCACCGGCGTCATATTCCAGACACCCGCGGCGAATGGTGTCTTTTGCTTTCAGCACCATTGCGGTTTTCATTTCTGGCGTGTAGCGGATGGCGCGCGCCGCCGGGAAGAATGAGCGCACGAGCTGGTAAACACCCTGGCCGATGCCGGTCGCATCGATGCCGATATAGTCGACGGTGTATTTCTCGGTCAGTGCCCGGATAGCCTCGGCCTGCGCGGCAAAGTCCATACCTTTCCACTGGTGACGCTCAAGGATGCGGAACTTGCCACCGGCAACCAGCGGCGGAGCCAGTACCGCGCACCCGGCGCTGTCGCCGGTGTGTGACGGGTCATAGCCAATCCAGACCGGGCGCCAGTTAAACGGACGGTCGGCGAACGGCTCGAAGTCTTCCCATTCTTCCATCGCATCGACCATGCAGCGCTGCAGATCCTCGAACGGGAATACCGACGCCTTATCGTCGACGAACTCGCACATAAACAGGTTACGGAAGTCATCCGCGCTGTTTTCCTGCTTAAGCTGGTCGAGGTTGAACAGGGTGCAGCCACCGGCGAGCGCGTCCTCAATGGTGACAATCTGCCGCCACTGGCCGTCCCCGCACAACATGCCACCGGCGAGCGCCTGATGACTGATGTCGATGTCGACACGTTCGTCGCGGTTGCTGCGGCCACGGTTAAACAGCTCGCCTGACCAGAACGGGTAAGCGCCATGCGCCAGCGTCGACGGGGTCGAAAAATAGGTTGTACGCAGGTGAGACTGCGAGGCCATGCCCGAGGCGACTTTGCGCAGCTTCTGAAAATTGGGGATCCAGAAAATTTCATCGACATACAGGTCGCCGTTGTGGCTCTGCGCGGTGTTGGAATTGGTCCCGAGAAAAATCAGCTCAGCGCCATTGTTGCCGATGACGATCGGGTCGCCTGACAGGTCGACGTCTACCAGACGGGCAAAGGCGATAATGTACTTACGGAAAACGTAAGCCTGCGTTTTACTGGCCGATAAAAATATCTGGTTTTGCCCGGTCTTAAGCGCGCGCAGGAGGGACTCGCGCGCAAAGTAGAACGTCGCACCAATCTGTCGCGATTTCAGGATGTGGCGGATGCGGTGCTCTAACCCCGCTTTATGCCAGCGGAGCTGATACTCAAACGACTGGTCGAAGAAAATCTCTTCCAGCTTTTCTATCGCTTCCTCACTGAAGAAATTGCGTTTGGGTTTTTTGCGATCCCCTTTGTTGCGGCTGGCGATATTAGGGTTTAAATCCACCTCGTTTCCGGTCTGGCCGTAGCGGTTAACGCGCGCGAGCCTCTCCATCTGGCGCGACAGAAAATCCGCGACTTTGAAGTCATGCGCGGTCAGGTCTGGCTTTGCGTAGAGCTGGATAAGCCGCGCCTCTAATGTGGATTCCACGCGGTTAATCGGGGCGGTTTCCTCCCATCCATCGCGCTGTTTCCAGCTCTGTACGGTCGGACGCTTGAGCTGCAGCATGTCGCAGATTTGCGGCACGGCGAACCCCTGCCAGTACAACAGCCGCGCCTGTCGTCGCGGGTCATTGAGCAGTGAAAGGTCAGTTGAAATGGTCATGCTTGCCTCGTTTTTGGTGTGACGTGGCAAGGCTAAGGAAATGGGGTGTTATAAGCGCTAAGTGCCTGTTGTATCAGATCTAACAGGAGCGCAAGCGGTGGCTGATACGGGTCAGAGTCGGGAAACTAACCCCGACCCGAAAACCCAACATCAGGACACCTGAACAATGGCAAAGAAAGTCTCTAAATGGTTTCGCATCGGCGTCGAAGGTGACACCTGCGATGGCCGTGTCATCAGCGGCGATGATATTCAGGATATGGCCGACACGTTCGACCCCCGCGTCTACGGCTGCCGCATTAACCTCGAACATATCCGGGGACTGATGCCTGACAGCCCGTTTAAACGTTATGGCGATGTGACCGAGCTTAAGGCGGAGGTTATCAGCGATGGCTCTGCGCTCGATGGCAAAAAAGCGCTGTTTGGCAAAATCGCCCCGCTCGACGAACTGGTCAGCATGGTTAAGGCCGGACAGAAGGTTTACACCTCCATGGAGATCCGCCCGAACTTTGCGAACAGCGGCAAATGTTACCTCGTTGGCCTTGCCGTCACCGATGACCCGGCAAGCCTCGGCACCGAATACCTCGAATTCTGCAGCCGCGCCGCGCAGAACCCGCTCGCCGGTAAAAAAGACCAGCCGGACGACGTTTTCTCTGTGGCCTCACTGGCTGAGCTGGAATTTGAAGACGTCCCCGACACCATGCTCAACAGCCTGACCGATAAGGTCAGAGCCATTTTTGGCCGTAAGCAGGCCAGCGATGACGCCCGTCTCGCCGATGTGCATGAGGCGGTGACCACCATCACCGAGCTGGTGCAGACCAACCTCACCGCCACCGACCAGCGCGTCACCGAGCTGGAGACCGAACTGGCGCAGCTTAAGCAGGACGTGACCAGCAAGGCCGAAGAAAGCGCGCAAGCGTTTAACGACCTTAAAAGCTCCCTCGATAACACCGAAAGCCAGCGCCAGCCGCGCCGCGAGCTTTCAAAAGGCGGTACGGGCGACGAGCTGCTGACCAACTGCTGATAACACGCCGGGCGTGCTGCCCGGCCAGAACCCTTTTACCCGAACAGGAAAAACCATGCGTAAAGATACCCGCTTCAAATTTAATGCCTACCTGTCCCGCGTCGCGGAGCTGAACGGTATTTCCACCGATGACGTTGCGAAGAAATTCACCGTCGAGCCGTCGGTCACGCAAACCCTGATGACTACCCTGCAGATGTCATCCGCGTTTCTGACCAAAATCAACATCGTGCCGGTTGACGAACTGAAGGGCGAAAAAGTCGGCGTCGGCGTTAACGGTACGATTGCGAGCACCGCCGACACCGCCGGTGATGATGAGCGTAAGACCGCTGACTTTACCGCGCTGGAGTCCAATAAATACGAGTGCGACCAGATTAACTTTGACTTCCATATCCGCTACAAACAGCTCGACCTGTGGGCGCGATTCCAGGACTTCCAAACCCGTATCCGTGACGCCATCATCAAACGTCAGTCCCTCGATTTCATCATGGCCGGTTTCAACGGCATCGAGCGCGCGGCGACCTCCGACCGTAAAAAAAATCCACTGCTGCAGGACGTGGCGATCGGATGGCTGCAGAAGTACCGCAATGAAGCGCCCGCGCGCGTGATGTCAAAAATCACCGACGAAGAAGGTGCAGTGATTTCTGAAGTGATCCGCGTGGGTAAAAACGGCGACTATGCGAACCTCGACGCGCTGGTCATGGATGCCACCGGCAACCTCATTGACGAGATTTATCAGGATGACCCGGAGCTCGTCGTCATCACCGGGCGTAAGCTGATGGCGGATAAATATTTCCCGATCGTCAACAAAGAGCAGGCAAACACAGAGTCGCTGGCCGCTGACATCATCATCAGCCAGAAGCGAATCGGCAACCTGCCAGCCGTGCGCGTGCCTTACTTCCCGGCAGATGCGCTGATGGTGACGCGTCTCGACAACCTGTCTGTCTACTTCATGGATGACGCGCACCGTCGCAGCATCATCGAAAACCCGAAAAAAGACCGCGTCGAAAACTACGAGTCAATGAATATCGACTACGTGGTCGAGGCTTACGCCGCCGGTTGCCTGATTGAAAACATCAAGCTCGGTGACTTCACCGCACCTGCAGCGCCGGAAAGCGGAGAGTAAGCCATGACGAGTCCCGCAGCGCGTCACATGATGCGGGTCTCGGCCTCTGAAACTGCGCAGCGGGCTGCTGTCCCGCTGCGCAATGCAACTGCCTATGAGCAGATGCTCGTTAAGCTGGCCGCAGACAACCGCACGCTAAAACAAATCAGCTCTAAAGAGCGTAAAGCCGCGAAAAAGCGCGAGCTGCTGCCGTTCTACCTGCCGTGGGTGGCTGGCGTCCTCGAAAACGGCAAAGGGGCGCAGGATGACATCGTCATGACGGTGATGCTCTGGCGTCTCGATGCTGACGATATCGCCGGGGCGCTGGAAATCGCCCGTTACGCCATGACCTACGGCCTCACCATGCCGGTCGGTCGCCGTCCGACGCCGTGCCTGCTGGCCGAAGAGGTCGCGCTCGCCGCGCAGCGCCTGCTGACGGCAAAACAGCCGGTCGAGCTGGCGAACCTGCTCGACACTATCGCGCTGACCGAGCGCGCGGATATGCCCGATATCGTGCGTGCGAAGCTGCACAAAATCACCGGCTATGTGTTGCGTGATGCGGAGCAACTGCCGGAGGCGCTGGCGCACCTGCAGCGTGCGATCCAGTTAGAAAGCACTATCGGGGTGAAAAAGGATATCGAGCAGTTAGCGCGCCAGCTCAGGCCAAAACCCGAACCGGCACCGAAAACCAAAACGACTAAACCGCGCACGCGCAAGCCTGCCGCCAAACCAGCGGCACGGCGCGGGCGTCCACCAAAGGCGGCAAAAGCCGCAGGTTAACCGAGCGCTCCCCGAGCCGGGCGGCACGCCGTTCAATGCGGGTATCAATTGCCCTGACTGCGACCGGCGTCCACCGCCCACCCATTACCCGAGGTTGTCATGACGACGCTGATTATTGAGCAAAAAAAAGAGCCGCAGGATGTGCCGGGCGTGGTGATACCGCCACCGGGCGTGAGCGAGCCGGTAATCAAAAACACCCCGTTTTTTCCTGACGTTGATCCGAAGCGCGTGCGGGAAGAAATGCGACTGGAGCAGACCGTTTCCCCCGTGCGCCTGCGCCGGGCAATTAAGACCGCCATCGCGGAGACAAACGCGGAGCTGAGCGACTGGCGCGAGATTCAGCTCGATGCCGGTTTCGCCACGCTGGCAGACGTCCCGACCGACGAGCTCGACGGCGAAAGCGTGCGCGTTTTCCACTACTTCAACGCCGTGTGTTCGATGACGACGGCCACGCTTTATGAGCGTTTTCGCGGCGTGGATGCGACCGGTAAAGGCGACAAAAAGGCCGACAGCATCGACAGCACGATAGATGAAATGTGGCGGGATATGCGCTGGTCTGTGGCGCGTATCCAGGACAAGGCGCGCTGTATTGTGGGGCAAATCTGATGAAAGCGTATGCGCTGCAGGGCGACACCCTCGACGCTATTTGCGCCCGGTATTACGGGCGCACAGAGGGCGTGGTCGAAACCGTCTTAGAGGCAAATCCCGGCCTGTCCGAGCTCGGCGTTATCCTGCCGCACGGCACAGCAATTGAGCTGCCCGAGACCGAGAGCGCGGCCATAACCGAAACGGTGAATCTATGGGACTGAGTATGGAAAAAATCACCACGTTTATCGCCTACTGGCTGGCCGTGGCGCTGGCGTATCTCGGGGCGATGTCACCCGAAAAGATGGCGCTATACGTGGGCGGCGGATGCGCCATTTTTACCGCGCTGACGAACTACTGGTTTAAGCGCAAAACCTATCTCTATCTGACGTCTCTCGGACTCGATAAGGGGGCTATTCGTGAAATCAATCGTTAAACGTTGCAGTGTGGCCGCCGTGCTGGCGCTGGCTGCGCTGATGCCTGACTTTCGTCTGCTTAACACCTCGCCCGAGGGGCTGGCGCTGATTGCCGACCTCGAAGGATGTCGCCTGACGCCTTACCAGTGCAGCGCGGGAGTGTGGACGTCAGGCATCGGCCACACTGCAGGCGTCGTGCCGAAAGGGGAAATCACCGAACGTCAGGCGGCGGCGAACCTTGTCGCGGATGTGCTGAACGTCGAGAAGCGTCTCGCAGTCTGCGTGCCGGTGGAAATGCCGCAGCACATTTACGACGCGCTGGTCAGCTTCTCATTCAACGTGGGAACCGGTGCGGCCTGCCGGTCGACGATGGTCGCCTATATCAAGCGTCATCAATGGTGGCAGGTGTGCGACCAGCTCCCCCGCTGGGTTTACGTGAATGGCGAAATTAACAAAGGGCTGGAAAATCGTCGCGCGCGCGAGCGTGCCTACTGCCTCAGGGGGATTCAATGAAAGTGATGTTGTTTTTACTGGCCGCGCTGATGGCGGTTGTACTCTGGCAGCGTCATGAAAACGGCAACCTGACGCGCTCGTTTGAACAGGCGAACAGGGTCGCCACTGAACAAAAAAACGCGATCGGAATGCTGAAAAATCAGCTTTCCGTTTCGCAGGGCATTGCCAGGCGAAATGAAACCGCGCAGGTCAGTCTACGCGGCGAACTGCTGGCCGCAGGTGCAATGGCCGTGCGGCGTGAACAAACCATTACGAGGCTGATAAATGAGAATGAAACCTTACGCCGCTGGTATAGCGCTGAGCTGCCTGATGTTGTGCGCAGGCTGCACACCCGCGCCGCCTGCGCCTCCGCCGGTCATTGTTTACAGCGCCTGCCCGAAAGTGAGCTATTGCCCGATGCCGGGAAGCGACCCGGCCACTAATGGCGATCTGAGCGCCGATATTCGCAGGCTTGAGCACGCGCTCGCCGCCTGCGCGCTGCAGGTTGAAACCGTCAAAGACTGTCAGGATAAACTCGATGAAGAAAGCACGCAGCCTGCGCGAAGCGCTGATTAAAGCCGTCCCGCAGCTTGAAACAAACCCCGAAATGATGCGCATCTTTGCCGATGAGGGGAATATCGATGCGCGTCTCGCGGCCTCGCTGTCGCACGAGAAAATTTATACCCTGAATGTGATCGTGTGTGACTTTGTGGGCGACCCTGACCTGATTTTCGTGCCGGTGGCCGCGTGGCTCAGGGAAAACCAGCCGGATATCTGCACCTTCGATGACGGCCGCAAAAAGGGCTATCGCTTCCAGATGGATTTAAACGACGGGGACAGCGTCGATATCAGTATCAGCCTGCAGCTCACCGAGCGCACCCTCATCAAAGATGAAAACGGCGCGCTGCACGTGAGCTATGCCCCTGAGCCGCCGCTGCCGGAGCCCGTTACCCGGCCAAAAGAGCTCTACATCAACGGCGAACTGGTGAGCAAATGGGATGAGTGAATTTAAGCCCTTTGATGACAGGCTTAATGGTCTGATTGCTGCCCTGTCACCGGCTTCACGCCGTAAGCTGGCCGGAGAGATAGCTAAGGAGCTGCGCAAATCGCAACAGCAGCGCATCAAACAGCAAAAAGCCCCGGACGGCTCACCGTATCAGGCGCGAAAGCGTCAGCCTCTCAGGGCTAAGACCGGGCGGATTAAACGGGCGATGTTCCAGAAGCTCCGCACAAGCCGGTACATGAAAGCCACTGGCCGTGAAAACAGCGCGGTGGTGGAGTTTACCGGCAAAGTGCAGCGCATCGCGCGGGTTCATCAGTACGGTCTAAAAGACAGACCAAACGCGAACGCTAAGGACGTGCAGTATGACAAACGCCAGCTACTCGGATTTAGCCAAAAGGACCTCAAGCATATCGAGTTGCTAGTCATTGATGGGCTTCTTAACAATCCCTGAAATCTTAGTGGGTAAATCTGGGTTTGTTTAAAAGGAACTTGACTAGCCAGAGGAATCAAGTATTTTACTTTTGCGGCGGTTCACGCACAAGAAAGGAGCCAGACCTTAATCTGGAACCGGTGATGTTATGCATCATGCCTGGGTACAGTCTGAGCGCGATGTACCGCCGCAAACACTTTATTTTCCTCTGCCCGGCTCATAAACCGTATAGAACCAGACTCTGGTTATTGCATTCGACTCCCCTTCATCAGCCTTAAATTTTGTTTCTCTTTTCAATATGACCATAACTTCTGTTGATTGTCTTACTCTAACTATGACCTTGGCAGTTAATCCGATAAAGTCGGTTATAGATATATATCCATCTTTCCTGTTTTCATATCGCCTCATAGGCGTTAACATTCGCCAAGTAGATATGTCATTAATAATTCTTGCAGCAATAGGTAAAAGATTGAAGCTGGATTCAATTCGGCCTAGGGGGCGACCTTTTCGAGTAATATGACTCCAGCCCGTTCTATTAATTAAGACGGGGCCGAAGTAAGGGTTTATTGCTCCGATTTTTTTCCATTTTTGGAAAAAATCAATGGCTTTTATTTTGGTTGGGGTGCTTAGAGGACCTTTTAGAGTCAACGGTAGTATTCCATCTAGTGAATCATTTTGTGTTAAATCTAATAAAGGTTTAATGTAACTATTAATCGAACCTCTGGCTAAACGCCAAAGCGGACCTTTACATTCTGGGGAGCGACCTATGCGATTTTTTAACGGTACATTTATGATGCTAGTTGTTCCCTCAGGATATGTATCCGCAGATTTCAAATCTGTCCAGTAGGAATGAATAGGGATATCATTACTATCCAATCCAACATATATGAGAATGCATGGTATAGGAGACGACTTCCAGATTTTTAATTTCTCATCAAGGTTCTGTATTTTTAACTTTATTTCATTTTTGTTTCGACTGCTGATGTAGCTTTCACCGGTTTTAACTTGCACATGGATCATCCCTCCAGTAAAAACCCAAGAATGCTTGCTTCTATTCTCTGGGTCTTTGGGAGCTATTTTTTTTGAGCGAATATAGACAAGTCCGTCGAATCCGTCATCATTTTCTTGAGAGATACTTTCAAAGGCCCAACCCCACTGTGTGAAGACGGTTTTCGCGTGGCTTATGCCCAAGGAACCTATTCTATTAGCTTCAGAAGTCATATGATTTCCTTTCAGTGCTATAAAAATTATTGAGATCTAAAAAAATAAAGCCGTTAAGATAAGACGGTAGTGCATTAAAATATAGTTTTTGTCAATGCTTAACTAAAAGTTCAAATAAGACTTGAACCATGTAGAGTTCTATGCCTGACCGATTGGCTGCTAAGATTTTGACATCAATTCTCATTCCAATGCTATTGCACTAGCCACAAATCTATTAATTGATAATGAACAACACGTTCTAACATGTTGTTCAGTTCATAGCAAAACCTTGTTCAGTTGCCGCTGGCCTCGCCCGGCGGCATCCTTCCCCCATGAATAATTTAAATTCTCTACAGGAAATCGCACGCGCGATCCGCAACCTTATCCGCACCGGCATCGTGACCGACGTCGACCACGGCGAGGGGCTTTGTCGCGTCCAAACCGGCGGGATGCAAACCACCTGGCTGAACTGGCTGACCTGTCGCGCCGGTCGCTCGCGCGTATGGTGGGCTCCATCCGTTGGCGAGCAGGTGCTTTTACTGGCGATCGGCGGCGAGCTCGATACGGCGTTTGTGCTGCCCGGCATTTTCTCGGATGACCATCCCGCGCCGTCTGCCTCCCCTGATGCGCTTCATGTTTCCTTTCCTGACGGGGCGGTTATCGAGTACGAACCCGAAAACGGTGCGCTCACCGTGTCAGGCATCAAAACCGCAGACGTCACCGCGTCTGAGTCCATTACGGCCACCGTGCCGGTGGTGCTGGTGAAAGCGTCGAGCCGCATTACGCTCGATACGCCGGAGGTGGTTTGCACCAACAAGCTGACAACCGGCACGCTCGAAGTGAAGAACGGCGGGAAGATGAGCGGGAACATCGAGCACACCGGCGGGTCACTGAAATCAAACGGCGTGCAGGTGGATAACCACGCGCACGGCAACGTACAGAGCGGCGGTAGCTGGACTAAGGGGACGCAATGACGGTGCGTTATCTGGGAATGAACAGCCAGACCGGCCTCAGTATCTCTGAGGTTGAGCATATCCGGCAAAGCGTGCGCGACATTCTGGTCACGCCGGTTGGGTCGCGCGTCATGCGCCGTGAATACGGCTCGCTCCTGTCGCAGATGATTGACCAGCCGCAGACCCCGGCGCTGCGCCTGCAGATTATGGCCGCGTGCTATTCCGCGATCCAGAAGTGGGAGCCACGCGTCAGCCTCACGACCATCACCTTTGAACGGTCGGAGACCGACGGCGGGCTGTATGTCGACATCACCGGCACCCGCTCAACCGGCGGCCAGCCTTTTTCACTCACCATTCCACTGAGTTAAACGCTATGGCAATTGTTGACCTTAACCAGCTCGCCGCGCCCGACGTGGTGGAAGAACTGGACTATGAGACCATCCTGAGCGAGCGAAAGGCGACGCTCGTCTCGCTGTACCCGGAAGACCAGCAGGACGCGATCGCGCGCACGCTCTCGCTTGAGTCCGAGCCGCTGGTGAAGCTGCTGCAGGAAAACGCCTACCGGGAAGTTATCTGGCGACAGCGCGTCAACGAAGCCGCGCGCGCGGTCATGCTGGCCTACGCCACCGGCGCAGACCTCGACCAGATAGGCGGAAATTACAACGTCCAGCGCCTTGTCATCATCCCTGCAGACGATACGACGTTACCGCCGACGCCTGCCGTGATGGAGTCGGACACCGACTACCGTCTGCGCATTCAGCAGGCGTTCGAGGGGCTGAGTACCGCAGGCTCTACCGGCTCCTATCAGTTTCACGGCCGCAGCGCTGACGGGCGGGTCGCCGATATTTCGGTCATCAGTCCCGAGCCTGCGTGTGTCACGGTCACGGTGCTGTCACGCGAAAATAACGGGATAGCTTCTGACGAGCTGCTCGCCATCGTGCGCACCGCGCTGAACGATGAGGACGTCAGGCCGGTCGCTGACCGCGTGACCGTGCAGTCGGCGAACATTGTCGACTATAAAATCACCGCATCGCTTTACCTTTACCCCGGTCCCGAAAGCGAGCCGGTGCTCAGTGCGGCGAAAACAAAGCTGCAGGCATATATCACCGCCCAGCACCGCCTCGGGCGCGATATCCGCAAATCAGCGATTTATGCCGCTCTCCACGTCGAAGGCGTGCAGCGTGTCGAGCTGGCAGAACCGGTGGCCGACATCGTGCTCGATGACACGCAGGCGTCATGGTGCAGCGAGTACAGCGTGACTATCGGAGGCAACGATGAATGATACCCGCCTGCTGCCGGTGGGCTCATCACCGCTTGAGGTGGCGGCCGCTCGCGCCTGCGCTGAGATTGAAAATACCCCCGTTCCGCTGCGTCGCCTCTGGAGTCCTGACGACTGCCCGGCAAATCTGCTGCCGTGGCTGGCTTGGGCGTTTTCCGTTGACCGCTGGGATGAGAACTGGCCGGAGGCCACAAAGCGGGATGTGATCCGCGCGGCGTGGTTTATCCATGCGCACAAAGGAACGATTGGGGCTGTGCGTCGCGTGGTGGAGCCGCTCGGCTACCTGATTAACGTGTCCGAGTGGTGGGAAACTAACGACCCACCCGGCACGTTTCGCCTCGATATCGGTGTGTTAGAGACCGGCATCACCGAGGAAATGTATTACGAAATGGAACGGCTCATCGCGGATGCCAAACCAGCCAGCCGCCACCTTATCGGCCTGACTATCATTCAGGACATTCCCGGCAACCTCTACACCGGAGCCCTGACCTATGACGGCGACATCATCACGGTTTATCCCGGATAAGTGAGAGAACAATGACAGTGAAATACAAAACGGTCATCACCAAAGCCGGTGCAGTTAAGCTGGCCGCAGCGACCGTCCCTGACGGTAAAAAAGTGAATTTTACGGCGATGGCCATCGGCGACGGTGGCGGCATGCTGCCGGTGCCTGACCCGAACCAGACAAAGCTCGCCAAAGAGGTCTGGCGTCACGCGCTGAACAAAGTCAGCCAGGACAAGAAAAACAAAAATTATGTCGTGGCAGAGCTGCTTATCCCGCCGGAGACCGGCGGTTTCTGGATGCGTGAAATGGGGCTTTATGATGATACCGGCACGCTGATTGCGGTCGGTAACATGGCCGAAAGCTACAAGCCAGCGCTGGCAGAGGGGTCAGGCCGTGCGCAGACCGTGCGTATGGTCATCATGGTAAGCGACATCGAGTCGGTCGAGCTCACGATTGACACCTCAATGGTGATGGCAACGCAGGATTACGTTGACGACAAGCTCGCGGAGCATGAGCAGTCCCGTCGTCATCCTGACGCCACGCTCACCGAAAAGGGTTTCACCCGGTTAAGCAGTGCTACTGACAGCGCGTCTGAGAGCGTCGCAGCGACGTCAAAAGCGGTTAAGGCGGCGTTTGACCTTGCGAAAGGGAAATATACGGCTCAGGACGCCACCACGACGCAAAAGGGTATCGTCCAGCTCAGTAGCGCGGTAGACAGCACCTCTGAGAGTGTCGCAGCGACGCCAAAAGCGGTGAAGGTAGCAAACGATAATGCGAAAGCGGCCAATGAAAATGCGAATACCCGTTTACCGATAGCGGGCGGCTGGCTGACAGGCGGGTTTGGAATTAAAACCTCTATTGGCAGCGTGTCGTTTGGGGTGGGTAACTCAGATGTGTATATCGCTAACGGTGCGTCGAATAAGTTTCTGCAACTGAAGCATACGGGCGAGCTGAAGTACGACGACAAGGCTATCTACCATGAGGGGTATAAGCCCACCGCCGATGATGTCGGCGCGTTACCGGCCAAAGGTACAGCGGAAGCCGCAAAGAAACTCGCCAACGCGCGAAAAATTGCAGGTGTGGATTTTGACGGTACCAAAGCTATCAGCCTGAAAACCACGAATCTGGATGATGCGGGTACAGCTGCCACAAAAGATGTGACCACCTCCAATATCGATACCACTGGCGGGCGGGTCTTGAAGGTGGGTGATTTTGGTGTTGGTGCGGTGGCAGGAGTCGGCCTGACTGATGCTAATAATATCAATTTTAATGGTTTTTTCAGAATGAGCGCCGAGGGTGTTCATGGCCCGGTTGCGAATAAGGCCTCTGAGCTGATTCATTGCCAGTACGACCAGAATACTGGTCGACAGATTGGCTGGCGTGCAGGTAGCCCGGAAGAGCCCCTGCGCCACCGGACAAAAATTAACGGCCAGTGGCAGGGCTGGATTAAGCTTTACGATTCAAATAACCCGCCCACGGCTGATGAAGTCGATGCCGTTTCAGCGTCAAAGGGGGGCACTTTCCTGAAAGAGGTCGCTTTCTCTGAAGGCGTGAAAATCAGGAACGCAACGGGGATTTATCAGGGCGAGGATAGCGCAGGTTTTTCCAGTAATAACCTGATGCTGAAATCATGGAACGGTATCGGATTCTATTGCACCCTCACCGGCAGTGAGGGCGTCACGGTCTTTGTCGATACCCGTGGCGGGCATGTGGAGGCGAGAGGCCAGATTAAGCCGGGTAGCTATGAGAATTTCGATAACCGTTTTTATACCAAGTCGCTGGCTAACAGCACTTTCCAGAAGGTCAATACCGCATCGAGAGGGTCGCGCGGATGGTTTAAAGATTCCAACACGGGAATGATATTTCAGTGGGGGATTGAGAGCGTTAGCGGGGCAACCACGCGAACATTAAGTTTCCCTGTTTCGTTTCCGACTGGTTGCGCGTCGCTGACGGTATCAAACAACATCGAGCGAACAGCTGGCGAAAACTCAATGACGGGATTTATTAAATCGGCATCACAATATTCCCTGTCAAATACTGCCGCAACAGATCGCCAGTTATGCTGGTTTGCAATTGGTTATTAGGAAGATAAAAGATGAATTATTATTTTTCGAAAACAACGCTGGGTTTTTATTGCGATGAGGTGAATAAATCCACTCCTGCTGATGCCGTGGAAATCAGTGAAGAATCATACTTTTCGCTGCGTGAGGGGCAATCCACGGGAAAAGTGATTGCCGCTGACGAGGCCGGAAACCCAATTTTAGTCGACCCGCCGGAGCCCTCGGCTGATGCGCTCATTGCACTGGCTGAAGAAACCCGGACTGCACTGATGGCTGAGGCTAACGCCAGAATCACGCCGCTGCAGGATGCTTACGAGCTCGGGATTGACACCGGGGAAGAGGCTGAATTGCTCACCCGCTGGAAGCGTTACCGGGTGATGTTAAACCGACTCGATATCACCGCGGCGCCATCTATAGAATGGCCTGAAAAACCAGTCTGACCTGAGCCCTCCACCCGGAGGGCTTTTGTTTGTTGTTTCATTCCCCCACCAACGGCATTGCATCGCACCCGTGCAGCACACAACAGAAAATAGTCGCACCCCTTAACCACGGAGTTAAACAGATGGGCGACTATCATCACGGCGTCGAAGTCATTGAGATTAACGATGGCACGCGCACCATTTCCACCGTCTCGACGGCCATCATCGGCATGGTCTGCACGGCCAGCGATGCTGACGAAAAGACGTTTCCGCTTAACGAGCCGGTGCTGATTACCAGTGTGCAAACAGCTATCGGTAAAGCCGGTAAAAAAGGCACGCTGTCAAAATCCCTGCAGGCCATCGCCGACCAGTGCAAGCCGGTCATTGTGGTGGTGCGCGTTCCCGAAGGTATCGACGACCCGGAAGACCCGGAAGCGGCGCAGAAAGAAACCATTTCCAACATCATTGGCACGACCGATGAAAACGGCAAATACACCGGGCTGAAAGCGCTGTTAACGGCGAAAACCGTCACCGGCGTTAAGCCGCGCATTCTCGGCGTGCCGGGACTGGATACGCAGGAAGTGGCGACCGCGCTTGCGTCGACCTGCCAGAGCCTGCGCGCGTTCGGCTACGTGAGCGCGTGGGGCTGCAAGACCATTTCCGAGGCGATCACCTATCGGGAAAACTTCAGCCAGCGCGAGCTGATGGTCATTCACCCTGATTTTCTGGCATGGGACACCACGACGAACGAAACCCAGACCGCATGGGCGACCGCCCGCGCGCTCGGCCTGCGCGCCAAAATCGACCAGGAGACCGGCTGGCACAAAACGCTCTCTAACGTCGGCGTGAATGGCGTCACCGGCGTCAGTACCTCGGTCTCATGGGATTTGCAGGAGAAGGCCACTGACGCGAACCTGTTAAATCAGGCCGGGGTGACAACGCTCATCCGTAACGACGGCTTTAAATTCTGGGGCAACCGTACCTGCTCAGATGACCAGCTTTTCCTGTTTGAAAACTACACCCGCACGGCGCAGGTGCTGGCCGACACGATGGCGGAGGCGCACGCGTGGGCGATTGATAAACCCGTTACCGCAACGCTTATCCGCGACATTGTCGCCGGTATCAATGCCAAATTCCGCGAGCTGAAAAACAACGGCTATATCGTTGACGGTACGTGCTGGTACGACCCGGAGTCGAACAGCGTGGAAACCCTGAAAGCCGGGAAGCTGTATATCGATTACGACTACACCCCCGTCCCGCCGCTGGAAAACCTGACCCTGCGCCAGCGCATCACCGATACCTATCTGGCAGACCTGTCAGACTCGGTCAACAGCTAAGGAGCTCAGAGCATGGCGTTACCACGCAAACTGAAATACCTGAACATGTTTAACGACGGTCTCAGCTATATGGGCGTCGTTGAATCCGTCACCCTGCCAAAGCTGACCCGTAAGCTTGAGAAATACCGTGGCGGCGGGATGCCCGGCTCGGTGTCGATTGACCTCGGTCTCGATGACGACGCGCTGTCGCTTGAGTGGACGCTGGGCGGTCTGCCTGACGTCGAGCTGTGGGCGCAGTACGCGTCACCGGGGGCGGATAGCGTGCCGCTGCGCTTCACCGGCTCATTCCAGCGCGATGACACTGGCGCTATTTCTGCCGTTGAGGTGGTCATGCGTGGCCGTCATAAGGAGTTCGACGGCGGCGAAAACAAACAGGGCGAAAGCGGCACGACCAAAATCGCGACCGAGTGCTCTTACTACCAGCTCACGATTGACGGCAAAGAGGTCATCGAGATTGACGTCATCAACATGGTGATGAAAGTCGACGGCGTCGACCGTCTCGCTGAGCACCGCCGGTCGATTGGCCTGTAACCCGTTAACCGGTCAGCCAGGCTGGCCGGTCACTTACTCAGATTCAAAGGGAGCAACATCATGGAAAACATCAACGAAACCGCCACCACCGTAAACGAAAATCCGAACATTGTGATCCTCGATAACCCCGTCATGCGCGGTGAGCAGAAAATCGAACAGGTGACTGTGACCAAACCCAACGCGGGAACCCTGCGCGGCGTGAGTCTGGCGTCGCTGGCAAACTCTGACGTCGACGCGCTGATTAAGGTGCTGCCGCGTATGACGTACCCGGCGCTGACCGAGCATGAGGTCATGCGTCTGGAAGCGTCAGACCTGATTTTGTTCGCCGGTAAGGTGGTCGGTTTTTTGTCGCCATCTTCGGCTCGCTGACCTTCCCGGATAACCTTTCGGTCGATGACCTGATGGCGGATATCGCGGTGATATTTCACTGGCCGCCATCAGAGCTGAATTCCCTGAGCGTGACCGAGCTCATCACATGGCGCGAAAAGGCGCTGCAGCGAAGCGGACACCACCATGAGCAATAACGTCAGGATTGAGGTACTGCTGAACGCAGTCGACCGGGCAAGCCGACCGCTCAAAGCTATCCAGACTGCCAGCAAGACCCTTGCTGGCGATATCCGCACTTCTCAAAACAGCCTGCGCGATCTGAATGCGCAGGCTGGCCGAATTGACGGATTCAGGAAAGCGAGCGCACAGCTTGCCGTGACTGGCCAGTCGCTTAACAAGGCGAAACAGGAAGCCGCCGCGCTGGCCGTCCAGTTTAAAAACACGCAGAACCCGACTACCGCGCAGGCGCGCGCGATGGAGGCGGCGAAGAAATCCGCCGCTGACCTGCAGCTCAAATACAACAGCCTCAGGCTGTCGGTACAGCGCCAGCGCACCGAACTCGCGCGGGCTGGTATTAATACCCGTACCCTGTCGGCGGATGAGCGCCGCCTGAAAACCAGCATCAGTGAGACGACCGCACAGCTAAACCGGCAACGCGGGGCACTGGCGCGGCTCAGTCAACAGCAGGCGCGACTGAGTCGCATTAAAGAGCGTTATCAGGCCGGAAAATCCCTTGCCGGAGGAGCTGCAGCGGCAGGCACGGCGGGCGTCGGTATCGCCACGGCGGGAACGATAGCCGGAGTGAAATTACTCACACCCGGTTATGACTTTGCACAGAAAAACTCTGAGCTGCAGGCCGTGCTCGGGGTCGAAAAAGAGTCGCCCGAAATGGAGGCACTGCGCAAACAGGCGCGCCAGCTCGGGGACAATACCGCTGCGTCTGCAGATGATGCGGCGAGCGCGCAGATTATCATTGCGAAAAGCGGCGGGGATGCCGCAGCGATTCAGGCTGCGACGCCGGTCACGCTGAATATGGCGCTGTCTAACCGTCGCTCGATGGAAGAAAACGCCGCGCTGCTAACGGGGATGAAATCCGCGTTTCAGATGTCTAACGACCAGATCGCGCACATCGGCGACGTACTGTCGATGACCATGAACAAAACGGCCGCTGACTTTGACGGACTGAGTGACGCCCTGACGTATGCTGCGCCGGTGGCAAAAAATGCAGGTGTCAGTATTGAGCAGACCGCTGCAATGGTCGGCGCACTCCATGACGCCAAAATCACCGGCTCGATGGCGGGAACCGGCAGCCGTGCCGTCCTGAGTCGACTGCAGGCTCCGACCGGTAAGGCATACGAGGCCATCAAAGAGCTCGGCGTTAAAACGTCTGACAGCAAGGGCAACACGCGCCCGATATTTGCCATTCTGAAAGAAATGCAGCGCAGTTTTGAGAAAAACAATCTCGGAACAAGCCAGCGCGGCGAGTACATGAAAACCATTTTCGGTGAGGAGGCCAGCTCGGCGGCGGCGGTACTGATGACCGCGGCCTCAAGCGGTAAACTCGACCAGCTCACGGCGGCGTTTAAAGCCTCGGACGGCAAAACCGCTGAGCTCGTTAAAATCATGCAGGACAACCTCGGCGGCGACTTCAAAGAATTCCAGTCAGCCTATGAGGCCGTCGGTACTGACCTGTTTGACCAGCAGGAGGGGTCACTGCGAAAGCTCACCCAAACTGCCACGAAATATGTCTTAAAGCTCGATGGCTGGATCCAGAAAAATCAGGGGCTGGCGCAAACCATCGGCATCATCGCGGGCGGGGCATTGGCAATTATTGGCATCCTCGGGGCAATTGGTCTGGTCGCCTGGCCGGTCATTACCGGCATTAATATTTTGATTGCCGGTGCATCACTGCTCGGGACGGTTTTTTCTGTGGTAGGCGGTGCCATTATGACCGTGCTCGGGGCGCTTACCTGGCCGATAGTGGCTATTGGCATTGCCATCGTCGCCGGTGCGCTGCTTATCCGCAAATACTGGGAGCCAATCAGCGCGTTTTTCTCAGGCGTAATGGAGGGGTTAAAGCAGGCTTTTGCTCCTGTAACGGAATTATTCGAACCGTTAAAGCCGGTTTTTGACTGGCTGGGTGACAAGCTTAAAGCGGCGTGGCAGTGGTTTAAAGACCTGATCGCACCGGTCAAATCGACGCAGGAGACGCTCGACAGCTGCAAAAATGCGGGTGTGATGTTCGGTAAGATGCTGGCCGACGCGCTGATGTTACCGCTCAAAAGCTTTAATACATTGCGTACCGGCGTTAACTGGCTGCTGGAAAAGCTCGGTGTTATCAATAAAGAATCGAGCGATCTCGACCAGAAAGCCGCAAAAGCCAATGCCGCTACCGGTTCGAAAAATGGGTCTTATATTCCGGCAACCTCTGCATATGGCGGTTATCAGGCTTATCAGCCAGTGACGGCTCCTGCAGGCCGCTCTTACATCGACCAGAGCAAGCGGGAATACAACATTAATCTGCCGGGTGGTGTTGCGCCGGGAACTGACCTCGACCGACAGCTGCGTGAAGCGGTCGAAAGACTCGACCGGGAAGAAAGAGCGCGCCAACGCTCAAGTATGCGTCATGAGTGAGGGGGATAAAGCATGTTAATGGTTTTAGGTTTATTTGTGTTTGAGCGTCGCACGCTACCCTATCAGTCTATGCAGTATTCGAAGGATTACCGCTGGGCGTCAAACGACCGTATAGGCAAGCCACCGGCTTACCAGTATCTCGGGGAAGGGGAAACCACGCGCACGCTTTCGGGCGTGCTGTACCCCGAAATCACCGGCGGCCGCCTCTCAATGACCGCCATCGAGCTGATGGCAGACGAGGGGCGAGCGTGGCCGCTGATTGACGGAACGGGCATGATCCACGGCATGTATGTTATAGACAAAGTGACCCGTACGGATAGCGAATTATTCAGCGACGGCGCGGCCAGAAAAATTGAGTTTAGCCTCTCGCTGAAACGGGTGGATGATTCGCTCGCGGCCATTTACGGTGACCTGAAAACGCAGGCAGACAATCTGGTCACGTCTGCCGGTAACTGGCTGGGAGGGCTGGCAGGATGATGACGGGAATGGATATTCAGGCCGGGGCGAAGATAGCCCCGGCGTTTATGCTCAAGCTGGATAACGAGGATATCACGCAGGATTTTAGTGACCGCCTCATCAGTCTGACCATGACCGACAATCGCGGATTCGAGGCCGACCAGCTCGACATCGAGCTCGATGACACTGACGGCCAGATAGCAATGCCACCGCGTGGCGCAACGTTGACGCTGTGGTTAGGCTGGCAGAATTCCGCGCTGATAAAAAAAGGGACGTTCACGGTCGACGAAATCGAGCACAGGGGTGCGCCTGATACGCTGACCATCCGGGGGCGCAGCGCCGATTTTCGCGGTACGCTGAACTCGCGCCGGGAACAGTCATGGCATGACACCACGCTCGGGAAAATTGTGGAGACGATTGCGGTACGCAATAAGCTCACGGCCAGCGTGGCCGACACGCTGAAAGCGATCCCCGTCCCGCACATTGACCAGTCGCAGGAATCCGACGCGGTGTTTCTGTCCCGCCTGGCTGAACGGAACGGGGCGGCGGTTTCGGTAAAAGCGGGGAAACTGTTATTCCTGAAAGCGGGGAGCGGTAAGACGGCCAGCGGTAAGCCTATTCCGCAGATGACACTTGAGCGCGGCGACGGCGATCGTCATCAGTTTGCCATTGCTGACCGGGAAGCCTACACCGGCGTTACGGCAAAATGGCTGCACACCAAAGACCCGAAGCCGCAAAAGCAAAAGGTTAAGCTCAAGCGCAAGCCCAAAGAGAAGCACCTCCGAGCGCTGCAGCACCCGAAAGCGACAAAAGCCCCTGCAAAGACTAAAGCCAAAAAAGAGCAGGAAGCGCGCGAGGGCGAGTACATGGCCGGTGAAGCTGACAACGTGCTGGAGCTGACAACCATCTACGCGACAAAGGCGCAGGCCATGCGCGCCGCTCAGGCGAAGTGGGATAAACTGCAGCGAGGCGTCGCGGAGTTTTCAATCTCGCTGGCGATTGGCCGGGCAGATTTATTTCCTGAAACGCCAATCGCGGTGAAAGGGTTTAAGCGCGTCATAGACGAGCAGGCTTGGATAATCAGCCGGGTGGTGCATAACCTTAACGGGAGCGGCTACACGACGGGCTTAGAGCTTGAGGTTAAGGTTGCGGACGTGGAGTACGAAAGCGAAGAAATAACGCAATGATTTGTTTTTAACTGTTTGTTATATAAAGATAAAGTGAGTAAAATTAACTCATAGGAAATTAAATGAGGTGCTCGCCATGTTTCACTGTCCAAAATGCCATTTCGCCGCTCACGCACGCACAAGTCGATATTTTACCGACACGACCAAAGAGCGGTATCACCAGTGCACGAATATCAATTGCAGCGCGACGTTTGTGACCACTGAGACGGTCGAGCGCTTCATAGTATCGCCGGGCGTTGTAGTACCAGCGGCACCGCACCCGACATCATCCGGCCAGCAACAAATCCACTGGCAGTAACTAATGGAAAGCCCTGATATTGCAGGGCTTTGCTTGCATTAATGGCTTGTGGAGATTATTTTAAATTCTGCTCGTATTCACTCTGAAATATGTTTCCCGAAAAATACGATAAAATATGATATGAAAATACCTAATCAATTAATGAGAAATCACAGTTAACTATTATTTCCTCTAATCTGTCTAGTTGGGATGTTTCTCTTATAAAAAAGGCAAGCCCTGAAAAGTAATCGAACTCTTTATACTTTCCTCTAATAAAGTAAATGCAAAAAACAGAGCATTCTAACTTGTAATCTTCTTCGTCATGATAAGCCAAATTTATCCTTTCTAAGGAATTGATTGTTTCATAAATAGCATTTCGCTGATTTGAATTCATTCCATTAGTTATAATGCTGGTAGGAATTTTGCACGTTTCAATATATTTTCCATCATCATACTCTATCGTGTGACTTAAAACTCTAAAAAGGAACCAGCGTTGTTCTTCATTAAGTTGGGATATTGTGTTTTTAATTTTATCAAATCGTCTCTAACATCATCTGTTGTAATGCTGTAATCTTCGTAGCTGAGGTCAATATTATTAATTCTTATGAAGTTATCTACTTGCTGATTTGGATTGGCACCAGTTATCTGCGTTGGTTTTAATAGGGATATATTTCTTCCTGGGAAGTAAACTCCAAACTCCTGCTCACATATCTTATATAAATCATCAAATTCATCACTACTTTTTTCGCAAATGGATTTTGCAAGGTCGGATAGATTTTTGACGTGAGTAACAAATCCTTGTTTTGTATGGTGTTGTACAGGATCATTTGAAATGATCATCATCCAAACTTGAGTATAGGTTTCATGCAGTTTATGTTTTACTAACATATCCATTGTTTTAACAAACTTATCCTTTGAACCGTCGGAAGTCACTTGGATTGCTATACCTGCATTACTATCACCTAAATCAATGGCAGGGTGATTGTGTTTTTCTATATTCAGATTGATTAAGGATAATCTGTATGTTTTGTTTAGTATAGTTGTTAATACTGTTTCCAGTGTCTTATTTATATCAAACATCCCTTGTTTACTATTGAAGGTTATAACAGTGCTTAGTAAAGAAAAAGCGAAAGTTATATTATTATTCTGAACTTGCCGGTTAAGCAT